TGCAGATTTTTAAAATAGGTGAAGTTGAGACCGATGACGTTGGTCTTATTTATATCCCTGGAATGACTGGGAGGAAAATATCCCATTTGATAAGATCCAGAAAACAGAAATTACCTACCCAACATAAAGGTGTCTTAGGATTAGTTAACCGTGATTTAGCGGCTGTTTATCACACCGCTAATTATCGAGTTAAAGAGAATGTTAATTATGCTGAAGGAGATTGGACCATTTCACGGGCCCTTGTTTATGACATCCCTACACGTGTTGGTGATTGTGGGGCTCCTTTTGTAATCTTTGATAAATCAAGTGAACAGAAGATAGCCTCTATACATGTTGGGGGTTTAGGGAATGTTCAAGGAATCGGTATTGTCATTGACAGGGAAGGTGTTGAATCTGCCATTTCGACTTGCTGTTCATACTATGACCTACTCATTGATGTTGCCGAGGAAGGTGCGTCTGAGACTGTCAAAGCTTTGATTCAGGGCGGTTACGATATAGAGGAAAATGGCCCTGTCTTTGAGTGTAAAGTTAAACCTATCCCTCAAGCTAAGAAAACTAAAATAATACCTTCCCCAATACATAACCTTATTTCCATATATCCTCCTAAAAAGAAACCAGCTATGTTAGCCAAACGGTGTGATCTCGATCCAATGAGGATCGCCATGTTTGGCTATGGCATAAGTCATGTGAGGCCCAGGATGGATTTATATCGCGCAGCTATTGATGATTACTGTGATGAGTTGTTCAACACTACATACGAGATTACCAATGAGTTACGTAGGACGTTGACCTTTGAAGAGATGGTGATGGGTATTCCTGGTGAGGAGTTCATCGATGGTATCAATCGGAAAACGAGTCCTGGGTGGCCAATGAAATTACTGTTGACGAATGGATCTAAAAAGTCAGCTTTTGGGGCAGACGATTACACCTTTGTTGGAAGGGATTATGATTTAGTTAGGGAACACTGCGATTTTGTTGAAGGTATGATCATTGCTGGTAAACGCCCTTACATTTTAAACAATCATTTTCTTAAAGACGAGCTACGAACTATTGAAAAGAGTGACCAAGGAAAGACTAGGCTCATTTCATCTACTGATTTGGTGTTTAGTTTACTTCTTCGTAAGTATACTCTCATGTTTTCTGCGTTTATGATGAGGACTAGGATACACAATGGTAGCGCTTGCGGTATGAATCCTTATGGTTCAGACTGGAATGTGTTAGCGTTACGGCATGGAAATGGCAAACCTAACTATAGGCTCATAGCCGGGGATCATTCAGGTTATGATAAGAGTTTAGCCCCATGTGATATACAAATTATGAAAGTCGTTACCTTACGCTTTTACCAAGATCATGGTTCTGTATCTGAGAAGATTCGTAATGCTTTGATTGATGAAATTGCTCAGAGTAGACATGTCGTTGATGGCAGGGTTTACTCTTGGGGTGGTGGTAACACTTCAGGGAATGCCCTTACTACTCCCATTGATACGATTGCCGGGTGTGTGTTGGACCGTTATGTCATCTTATTAAATTTCCCAAAACCTGTCGTGGATTATAATGAAGCCACCCACATTTTATTTGAGATGAGGAGTTATGTTAAGATAACGAGGTATAATGATGACGTGTTGATGTCGGTGCAAACTAATGGACCTTTCCATTTTCTCACTCAAAACTATATGACTGAAGCTTTTGCTAAGGTTGGTATGGTTTTCACTGATGAGAATAAAGATGAAGGTACTGAAAATGAGGAACGTGTCCTTACTGATGTTACATTTCTTAAAAGATATTTTGCCAAAACTCATTATTCTGAAAAACGACGTTGGATGGCCCCGATTGTCTTAGATACCATCTGTGAATCTATCCAGTGGTCTAAGGATCATGATGTAGGTTGGGAGTTCTGGAAAAATAATGTTAACCATATGTTGATGGAATTGTCGGCCCATCCTAAGGGTGTATTCAAGCTTTATTCTGAAGAGATTATTAAAGCTTGTAGTAAGTGTGAACTAAATCACACAGTAGTATTGCCCTCCTACAGGGACTTGCAAGACAAGTTCATTTGTACGGAGTTGTATTACTAAAACCTTCCGAC